CCCTGAAGTTCCAACAAGAGTATTTGGTTTTCCTGGTTCCCTTGTCATACTATCCATTTTAACTTCTGTATACTCACAAACATCTTTAATCCAGGACTTGAACATAATTCCTTCTTCAGTTACACAAATCAAATGGTTAGCACCAGAACGAATTACTTCACCACGTAATCCAGTGTGTGAACTCTCCACCTTTGACCCAACCTTGAATAAATTACCAAAGATATAGTTCTCTCTCAAACCTTTCCAATCATATTCTGGGGCAATTTGCCACAGATTATATCCTTCCTTAACATTCATAGATTGTTGAAGGTCTGTAAATAATTGCTTTGATTTTTTGAAGTTATTTGGAAGCATCTTCTTGAATGACTCAAAATCATTTTCTGCTGCTGCTTTTCTTGCTGCATCAGAAGCTACATCAGCATCTTTTGGACCAGCAGAAATGACATTCATGCTGACATAATCATAGAGTTGTCCGTTATTCTTGTTTGCAAGATTGTCAATTTCAGAGACTCTTTCTGCTCCACAAACAATATTGACACCAGTGTATCCTTCTTGATTCAAGAATGCAAGAACATCAAAGATGGTAACAAACTCATCACTATCAATAATATTCTCTGCATATTCAGGGAACATTTCTTTAAGATAAGAAATCTTCAGATCTGGATCTAATGGATTTTGCTTTCCATCTTGAGATCTACTTGGGAAAATATAGAAGTTTCCTTCAGTTGCAGTTTGCTTTGCAGTGCTGAATGCTTTTTGATGTGCTGTTGTTGGAGGATTAAACTTACCAAATACAACAGTTGCTACTTCACCTCTTGAATCTTCTTTAGGTGGTTTTCCTGAAGGTTGTTGTCCTGCCCCTCCTCTTACAGCACCAGTAGGAGCAGGTGCCTTTGCTTTTGCTACTGGCGCCTGTGCTGGTTTAGCACCTAATCTTTTACGTCCTGGTTTTTGTCCCTTGAATTTTCCAGGTTTTCCTCTTGATGGGTCTTGATTATCCTGATCTTCCTCACCATCACCTTTACCTTTTTTCTTACCAGATATAAATTCAAGTTGTCCTTTATAAGTTCTTGCAACTCTCTTTTGCTGCTTATCAATCCAATAACCGTGTCCATCCCCTGTTAACCCAAGCTTGTGTGCTTTACTTGCTGCTTGGGAACTTCTTGCTTCGAAAATAAATTCTGAAAATCTTTTCATTTATTAATTTCTGAATATATCAAATCTTGGTTGCTATGAATATACTGCAGACCAAGTTTCTTGACTTGTAAATATTTATCTTTCTTATCCTTTGGATCTTTATCCTGATCTACAAAACTCACATAAAATCTACAGAAATTTTCAATAGTTTTTCTTTTAAGTTGTTTAATTTTCACATGTTGCTTGTAGATCTTAATCAGATCTTTAAAAAATTCTTCCATCAAGAAAGTAAGGTAAAGATATCTCTTTCAGTATTTACCTCAATACCACACTCTTCCTTAAACTTTTCAAGGTCTTTTTTTGATGGGTTATTAATTCTTTCTCTTGCCATAGTGTGATAATCATCAGACAAATCAAATCCAATGTAATCATGTCCAAGAAGTTTAGCAGCAAGACCAGTAGTTCCTGAACCACTATAAGGGTCAAGAACAACTCCAGGTTCTTGAAGAACTGCTTGGATACAACGAAGAGGAAGAATAATAGGGAATGGTGCTGGATGAGGATTCTTCATCTCTGGACCAAACTTCCAGACACTACCATAGTTTACAGACCTTCTGGGAAGTTTAGGACGTTTTGCTCCCTTACACAACCAATAAATCCTTTCATCAATTTGAGTAAATCTGTATCCAGAAATCTCTGGACCACTGCCCCTATTCCAGATGATTTCTTCTCTGATGTGCCACTTTGTTTTAGGCAACCACTGCCAAGGAGAGGTTGCATTACCATTTAGATACCTGACCTTATGATTGTAGAAAAGAGAACCACCTTCTTTGGTTTTATCAAAAAGAACATTTAGAAGTTCAATCTGTTGCTCCTGATAAACATCCTCTGGAAGTGAATCGTCAAAGTTGTCATATTCAATTTTACGAAACAAACCACCACCAATCTTTTGTTTGTTGTATGGTGGCGAAGTTACAGTGCAGTCAATAGAGTTGTCATCAAGTTGTTTTGCTAACTCAATACAATCTCCAATTCTCAAGTCAATCATAAGTTTAAAATGTCATTTGAATACCAATTTTTTCTGGTTTTTCTCTTGTTGGATTTAGAGTCATGTCTCCATTAGAGTCACTTCCAAAAGGACCAGCTCTACCTTTACCTACAATAGCTGCACCTTTAACTGCATTGGAAAATTTAGGTTTTCCATTTCCAGTGCTTTCAATTTTATAACTAAAAGCAAATAATTGCTTAGTATTGTAATATAAATTTGTAAACTCTATTAGTGATGAATTGATAGTGGGAGACTTTGACCAAATTTCAATTTGTTTTTCTAATGCATTAGCATAGAATGAAATCATTTTTTCAGGAAGTTCTTTTGAATTTCCAGGGATTAGAACAGAATCTTGTTCTCCTTTTCTACCAACTAATTCATCTAAAACTCCACCACCTTTGCCACCTTCACCATAAATTGCAACATAAGGCCCAAGTTTTGCAGAACTATCACTCAAAACTTTCATCAAACTCATTATCTTTTTAAAGGTATTGTTGTTTGATTTATTAATCAATGCAACAAATTCTCTATTACCTACAATGTCTCCTGGTTTAAGAGTATTTGTTTTTCCTGTTGGCATTTTTACTGTTACTTCAGTGCCATTTATAGAAAAGTCATATCCACTTTGACTCACACTGTTTGGAACTCCTACAGATGATGATTCTGTAAAAGTAGTTTTTTTATTAACTTCTCTATCCTCAACAAGAGAAATTGGTCCTATTACTTCTGCAAAGTATTTTTCAATTTCTTTTAAAGAATTTGGACTATCCCCAGTAGGTGTAGATTCTAAAACTCTTTTAAGAGCAGAATATCCTGGGAAAGATTTTGATGATCCAGCATTATTAATAAGATGTTTCAGATAAGGAGCATAATTAGGGTCTACCATGTTGAATTGACGAATTCTTTCATCAATAGCAGATAAAACAGCTCTCTTATATGCAGTAACAGTAGGATAGGTTCCACCCAACCCCAGTTCAGTTGGTTTTAAACTTGGACCTTTAAAAGTTGCCATATGTTTACCCTCTATTATTATCTATCGTCGTCAGAACGATTTTCAGAATAGAATACATCAAAAGCACCTTCAGGATAACGCTTCATCAGTTTATCCACATTCTTTGAAACTACTTTATCAATAGGAACTTCAAGTGCAATACAAGCTTGCATTACATACCACATTAAATCACCAAGTTCAGTAATCAGGTGGTCTTTGTTATCTTCATTCCAAGGTTTACCTTGGAAAATCATCTTCTTGACAATTTCCAGGAACTCACCACCTTCAGCATTAATACCAACACCAGCAGTCAGAAGGCGTTCAATATTAGCACCTTTGCGATCTAGTTCTACAATACGATCAGAAAATGATACAAAATCTTTTGATGCATCTGAAGTGACTGCATCTACAAAATTTTGATACTTGTTAAAATCAACTTTATCAATCATGAGAATTTTAAACTAGCGAATTTGTTATTTTTAGATTCTTCTTTAACATTATACTCTTCTTCTTGTCCAGAGTCAAGAATATCATCCTGTGCCTTTTGTTCACAATCATAGAGACGCATCTTTGCTCTATCAATACCCACAATAAATCTTTTGTTAATTGTGGGGTCATTGTATCTGTTCTTCAACTGCTTCACCATAATCTGCCCCAACTGTTCCAGTTCTTCTGTGCTAATAAGGGCAAACATAAGATCAGCAGTAGCAGGGAGACCAAAGGACTCACTAGTATCAGTAAGTTCAACATCAGAGTTGCCATAACCACTCCTAGTGGTTTGGGTAGCAGAGACAATGGGAACATTGAATTCCACTGCCAATCCACGTAACTCTTCTGCAATTGCCTTAACATAAGAATAAGAGTTGACAGAGAAGTTTGACTTATACCTGCTGGAACCACAAATGTTAAGGTAATCAATGAAAATAATATCAGGTCTAAATGACTTCTTGAGAGCAAGTTCATTGAGGAGCGACTTGAAGTGACCAACATGTGCTGAAGCAGTTGGATACTCTTTAATAATAAGAGTGCCTTGTGTCTTCTTTGCAATATTATTTACTTTAGTATCAAACATCTGTTTGGGAAGGTCTACAATATCCTTGATATTGACATTCAAAAGATTAGCATCAATTCTTTCAGCAATTCGTTCCTCCGCCATTTCAAGAGTGATATAGAGAACGGACCTGCCTTGCAGTAGGACGGAACTAGCCACATGACACATGAATAGCGATTTCCCAACGCCTGTCCCAGCAAGAGCGATATTGAGAGTCTTGTTAGGGATACCACCTTTTGTGATTTTATTGAAATACTCCAAATCAAATGGGATCTTATCCTCTTTCTTGTGATAGGATTCATATCTTTGCTCATAATCACCAAGGTAGTCATGTCCAATGTGATTGTCAAAACTTACAGCAAGTGCTTGCTGAAGAATTGATGGAATAGAATCTCTGGACTTTTTCTCATCCTGACCATCAGCAATCTTAATAGATTCCATCAATGCCAGGTAAATTGCTCTATCCCTACACCACTTCTCTGTAGTATCAACAATCCAGTTTATTTCTGCTGGAGTATCATCTAATTTTGTAATATACTCACAAATTGTTTTAAATGTATCCTCACTAATGTCTGTTCTATTTTCTGTTTCAATCAGAAGAACTTCTTTAGTAGCAAGGTTATCATAGGAAACAACAAACTTACAGATTTCTTCAAAGACTACTTTCTCATGAAAGTTTTCAAAGTATTCTGATTTGATAAAAGGTAATACTTTTCTACAGTAATCATTATTAAATAAAAGATTTTTCAAAATTGTAGATTCAATTGTTTCCATCATTTATAGTGCAAATATCCAGTTAAAATATACTTTGGTCCAGTGATTGGTGGTTCTCCTTTATGAGGAAACATCCACAATGGAGGAAACAATACTAATGTCCCTCTTTTTGGTTGGATAGTCAGTCCACTAAAAACAGTTTTACCTCCTTCATCAACATCATTTAAATACCAAAGATAAGAAAGATATCTCCTTGCACTTGCATAGTCTTGAACATCCACATGTGTATCAAACATATCAGATCCTCCAGGATTATACTTCTTAATCCTGAATTGCTCAAAAGCATGTGACTCTGGAAAAACTCTCTTGTCTACAAATTCATAGTACTTGTCTCTATATGCAAAAGCATTTTTAATGATAGTATCATGAATTAGATTTACATCTCTGGAAATCTTACAGTTTTCTGTAAGATTGACCTGTGTAAAATTTGGTCTTGAATCATTCTCAATGCGTTCATGAAGTTGGGTTTGACTATCAAAAAATTGAATTAAAAAATCACATACTTCAGGTTCAAGAGCATTTTCATGAACCTGAATTAAATCATTTAAATCAACCATAGGAAAACTCTTGTTTTGCTACTTCATCAATTGCCTGAAGAACTTCTTTTGTAAAATATTTTTCTGGATTTTCCAGAATAGTTTTTCCAAATTGAGTTGTGCCATCTCCAACATCATAACGAGTTCCAACTTTTTTGAAGATTTCATACTTCTCTGCCAACTCCAAAAGACCATAATACTTGTCCAGTCCACGCTCATCATAATAAAGACGAACTTCAACATCTTTATTTTCTTTACTCAACCTTGATTTTTGAGTCTTACATTTAATAATGTTTCCTACAACTTCTGTTCCATCCTTTTCTTTCTTCTTGGAAAGATAGATGATAGTAGATGCTGCATACTTAAGACCAGAACCACCACTCATTTCCTTCATTGGAATATAAGAACCCACCACATCATAAGTGTGATTAGTCACAATCATAGGAATGTTTGCCTGACCCAGTTTAAGAGTCAACATTCTAAATGCACCCTTGACAAGTTGTGATTTAGTCATATCACGAACTTGCTTTGCATTTAAAGCATCTTCAATTTCCTTCTCTGTAGAAAGCATACCCAGAGAATCCAGAACGAACATACAAGGTTTACGTTCACCTTCTTTTTTCTTCAGATACAAGTCCACTGCTTTGAGTGCTTTACTCCTAAACTCCTCAATAGTGACCACATTCACTACTACAATTCTATTAACATCAAGTCCTCTACTTTGCAGCATAGACTTGGTTACAGCAGCTTCAGTATCAAAGTAGAGACAATAACCATCGGGGTGAGTATCAAGAAAATTCTTAACCACAGCGAGAGAGAAGAAAGTCTTTCCAGTACTAGACTCTCCAGCAATAGCAGTAATCTTATTCCCAGATACACCACCAAATATGCTACCTGAAACCAGTGCATTAAAGATGTACGAACCCGTGTCAACATAAGTCTCAGTCTCATCAATATCAGAAGCAA